GGTGGAGCCAAAGTATTAACTTAAAATTCTACCTTTGAAAAAGGTGGAGCCAAAGTATTAACTTAAAATTCTACCTTTGAAAAAGGTGGAGCCAAAGTATTAACTTAAAATTCTACCTTTGAAAAAGGTGGAGCCAAAGTATTAACTTAAAATTCCACCTTTGAAAAAAAGGTGGAGCTAAAGAATTAAATAAAAATATTTTTTCTCAACTTTTTAAAAGTCTAATAAAATTTTGACTTAAAAAAAAGAAATAATATAACTATAATGAAAATTTGTTATATTATTTCTACATGCGATAAATATTTAGATTCTAGAGTAGAATTTCAAATGGATACATTTTTAAAAGATGTTCCGTTATCAGATATTTATTATTTAACTTCTAAATATCTTCCAGAAAAACGTCAATTTGGTTGGAATTGTATGGATGATCCAAAAAATATTACATGGAAATACATTCATTTTATTCATAATATGGATATCCCTAATTATGATTGGTACATATTCATTGATGATGATACATTTGTTTTTAAAAATAGATTAGAAAACTTATTAAAACAATATGATTGTAATAAATGTTATTATATAGGTAAAGAATTAGATCATATTAAAAATATTTTTTCTTTATATATGTCTGGTGGCGCTGGATACGCTATTTCAAATGCTTTATATTCTGAAATACATGATTCTGTTAAAACAACCGGAATTAATAATAGTTATAAACATTGGTGTTATGATTTATGTATTGGATTATGGATACAAGAAATAGCTAAAACAAATAATGTATATCAAATAAATAATAACTTTTTTCATATGGAAATACATAATAATGAAAATGAACTGAAAAATGCAATTACATTTAATAAAGTTATAAGTTTAGAACAATATCAATTTTATGAATCTATTATTGATAAAGAGAGAACGATAAATGAATTAAACTCACAACAAGATGACAATAATAATACATGTGTATTTACATTGGTTACAGATATTGATTATTTTAATAAAGCAAAACGAACAATCATTGATTTAAGATCTAAAGGAAATTGGCAAAGTGATATTGTAGTCATTACAATTGATTTTGATTTAAATACTAATTTTAAAGATTTTTATAATATTACAGAAGTGAAATTTCCATTAATAGATAAAACTGAATTATCAGAAAAGATTGGTAGAAATGGATTTTTAAATAGTGATAAGAGAGAACTTACAAAGTTAAATCAATGGGAGAAATTGAATGTATTTGATAAGTATTTTAAAAAATGGCAACGAGTCGTATTTTTAGACGCAGGTTTACGTATATTAAATGATGTTAAGTATTTATTAGAGATAGATTGCAAAGATAAAATTGTGGCTCCAAAAGATGGAAAACATTACATAGATCAAGGGTTCCAGTGTCAGTTAAGTTATGATAAACCTGAGTTAATTGATTCTCTCTTAAATGAATTTGGAGATTCTATTTTAAATTCCAATTATATGTTGAATTGTATTTGGATGTATGATACAAATATATTAAATAAATGTGACAAAGCACAGCTAATAGAAGCTATGAATAAATACCCTTTTTGTAAAACAAATGAAATGGGAATTATGAATATATTATTTCATTTTAAATATCATTTATGGGAACCATTTCCTGTAAAAGCTTCAAATAACAAGTTTTTGTTTGATTGGTGCGAATTAAATCAAACTTATCCAACATCATGGAGAGATTATTGTTTTATAAAGTATCCAGTAACAATTAGCTTTGAAGATACTTAAATTTTTATATATAAATTAATGACGATTATAATTATTTAATACAATATATAGAAAATATACATTATTATAATAATAATTTAATATAATAATATGGATACTAATAATAAAAGACAACGAGAAGATTTTTTTGATCCTTATCCATTAGATCATTTAAATGAAGAACAATATTCAATGATGAATGAACCAATTTATGATTTACAAGAAACAGATATAATTGGTTATACTCCAGAAAATAAAAGACCTATTTTACCTGAACAAACTGGAGATTTAAGTTTAATAGTTTTAGTAATGTATGTTCATGGTAACAATCCAAAAACGACAACTCCAATGATAGTATATCCTAATTGTACATTAATAAAAGCATCTGCTGCACCAAAAGGTTGTGTATGTATTAATTATACAAATACAAACACTTTAAATGATTTTAACAAATATTTAATACAAATTATACAAAGAAATAAACAATTTATTAATAATGATATCACAAATAATAAATTAGTATTTCAAAGAATTCGCGATGAATATTTACAAGCATATTTAAAAATATTAGAAATAATTGAGAGACATAGAACAAGGGAAATAATAAAAACTACTAAAAGAACTAATTATACATGTATACAAGAAGGTAAAGAAAATGAATTATTTGAATTAACATATGGTAATAGATTATTAAATAAAACATATTTAAAAACACCAAAAGGTACTGAAATAAAAATTGCATATGATTCTATGTATCCATCAGTTATAACAACAACTGATTTAGAAAGTAGAATACCTTTTAAAACTTTATTTTCTACATCAAATGACCAAATGTATACACTTCAAAATATATATGACGAATTTAAATCACTTGGATATAAAGCAATATACATTTTTGATATGAGTTGTGATGAAGGTAGTTCAGCATATCCAGAAGGTTGGAGAGGAGGTAAAAAAAATAGAAAAACATATAAAAAAAAGAAAAACAAAACAATGCGAAGAAAAAACAAAAAGAAATATACGAAAAAGAAATAAAAATATTAAGAAGAAAAATAAAAATCATAAATAATTATTCGATATTTATATCATAATAATAATCCTCATTAAAAACAACTTTGTTTTTCACAGAACGGCTCATTTTGGCAGCCGATATTTGTTATTCAGTTTTTTATTTCAAAATATTTATATACTTTTTGCAAATAGAATTTTATTTATTTCACTCAATATATTTGATAAATCAAAATCTTTTTCATTAGGATCAAATCTAATAAGTTTGTTTCCTTGTGATAATATGTATTCTTCTCTAATTTTTTCTTTAACAATATCTCTATCTTTGTGGTTAAATTCATCACATTCAACCGCTAATTTAAAATCTATAAAATATAAATCTATTCTATATTTTCCTATTATAAATTGTCTTTTTATATTTAAAATGCCGTTATAGGAATTTTCAATAAATCCAATTGTTTGATTTTCAACGCACATAGCTAATTTTACTTGTTTTACATTATTATTTAGATTTACTTATATTTATTTCTCAAATTATAAGAATTTTTTAATAATTCAAAAGTTTCTTCAGTTAGAAGAAAATCTATTTTATTTTGTCCGCCATATTTTTTAGCAATTTTATGTTTATTATTTTCAATAATAAAATGTATATTTTCTTTATAATTTTTTTTCAGATGACTTACAATACGAACTTTTTGACTAGATAAATATAATAAATCATTTAAGTTGCATGTAAATAAGCTCATTTTTAATTATAATTTAAATAAATTTAAATAAATTATAATCAATTTTTTATGAAAAAGTTGATTAACTTATAAAGTAAGCAATATTTCTACCACTTATTTGCTTTTTTGACATTAATTTTGGGGCCAGCTCCACGTTTTTTGCTCTTATTTGGGTCATATTGTTCTTCATCTTCGTCATCTTTAAGACTTTTTGATAATTCCCAGAATTCTTTAGACCCTAATCTGAAGTCACCATGGTTATCTGCTTTGTACCAGAAGACTTGGTCATGTAATTTGTTAGATTTTGAGTTGTTGTTAATTACCAAGCACTCATAATTTTCTGTGCATTGATCCATGACCTGACAAAAGCTCTCGAATGTTGGAAACATTCCTGCATAATTTTCATAAATTCGCCGTCTATTTGCAATATAATTTTCTCTCAAAATGAAGACGTAATCAATGTTCGTTCTTAGCGTTGGAGGGATACCTAAAGGATATTGCATTGTGATGACTAACATCACCTTCCAGTGTCTTCCATTCATAAAAAGAAGCCTCATCATTTTATCACGAGACCATGTGTTATCATAAAGGCAATCATCTAAAATGACGAAAGTTCGCGGATCAATAGTAGAACGTTTATAAGTTTCTATTTCTTTTTTAATTTGTTTCAATACATTACGCTGTCTTTTCAAAATATTTTCAATAATAGCAGTATTGTATTCATTGTGAATGAATAATTTTGGCACCATTTTGCCATAAAAACCATTCCCTTCTTCAGTGCCAGATATAACAGTTCCAATAGGAATATCTTGATGATAATAAAGTAAATCTCTAACCAAGAAAGATTTACCTGTATCACGCTTACCAATTAGAACAACAACAGGACCTTTATTTTCATTAGGTTTAAAACTTATACTTTTCATGTCAAACTTTTTTAACTCTAGTGTCATTTTAATACTTTTATAAATTATATTTTATTTATTTTTACGCATAATAACAATAACAAATTAATAAGTTAAAAAGAAAGATAATTTATATATTAATTAGCTAAAGAATGATAAATAATGTTAATTATCAAAAAAGAAAGAATCTTGATCTTTTTAGAAGTTTAGAAGATAATAACCTTCTTTTTATCACGGATGTACAAAATTATATTCCAATTTACAATAATTTCTTCTCTTTAAATGAGACAAATTTTAATGGGGTTAATCTTAATAATAAATGGCATATTTTAAATATAAAAGAGAAGATAGAATCAAATTTATATAATTGTAGAATTAAGAATACTAACAATAATAAAGTAAAAGATAAAGATATATTTTTTAAATTAGCACCATTATTAGACCCATACAAATATTTAATTGGTAAATATAATGTCAATGATGCAAAATTATATACATTGCCAAAAATAAATTCAACAAGTGATGAATGTCTAGAAAAAATTTTAGATAAAAATAACTCTGCTTATGTAGATGGAATGTTTTTATATTTATCTAGTCAATTTATTCATTCATTTAATTTTAAACATGGTGTAGAATATTATGGCTCTTTTTTAGGAATTAAAAATAACTTTACAATAAATGTTTTTGATGATATAGATTATTTGAATAATTCAGATTTTTTTAATAAAAATAAAAATGTTTTATTTAAGATAGATAGTTATGAACATTTATTTCAAAATGAAAAAGAAAAATTAAAACCTATTAAAATTGATCATAATACAAGTGCTACATCTCAAATATCTATTCAAACTTTTAATAATGAAATTTATGAAGATATATTTGATGATAAAAATAATAAAAATTATACAACTTTTACTGAATTAGAAGATATTACTAATACAAACAATACAATAGTAGGAAATGTTACATTAAAATCTAATTCAACTTGTTCATCTAGATCATCTTACACTGATAATGATGATGATAATGATAATGATAATGATAATAAGAATGATAATGATAATGATACTAATTCTGGAACAGAAATATCTTATGATGATGATGAAGAATCAGAAGAAGAAGAAGAGATTATAAATGTAACTATACCAAAGTTTCCGGTTCAAGTAATTTCTATGGAATTTTGTGAAGATACATTTGATAATTTGATTTTAGATAAGAATTTAACACAAGAAGAATGGTATTCAGCATTTATGCAAATTATTATGATTTTAATTACTTATCAAAAAGCATTTAATTTTACACATAACGATTTACATACAAACAATATAATGTATAATGAAACAGATAAAAAATTTCTTTATTATTGTTATAAGAAAAAATATTACAAAGTACCAACATTTGGCAGAATTTTTAAAATTATAGATTTTGGAAGAAGTATTTACAAATTTAATAACAAAATTTTTTGCAGTGATAGTTTTCAAATGGGTGGTGATGCTGCTACTCAATACAACACAGAACCATATTTAAACGAAGAAAAACCTAGATTAGAACCTAATTATAGTTTTGATTTGTGTCGTTTAGCTTGTTCTATATTTGATTATGTCGTAGATGATATTGAAGAAACAAAAGATTTAACTAATTGCACAGATCCTGTAAAACGTCTAATTATTGAATGGTGTTTAGATGATAAAGGCATTAATATGTTGTACAAAAATAATGGTTCAGATAGGTATCCTGATTTTAAGTTGTATAAAATGATTGCACGTTGTGTACATAATCATACACCACAAGTTCAATTAGAACGTCCCGAATTTAAAAGTTTTTTATATAATGGAATAGTATTTGGTGTAATTAATGATATTATTGATATAGATAATATTCCTATTTGTGTTTAAAATACTTATATTTTTAAATTTATAATATATTTTATAAATATATATTATGAATTCATTTGGATTTATTATGACACGTCATGTTAATTCAGATACTACTAATAAGTATTGGAATCATTCAGTAAAATTATTGAGAACATTTTATCCTAATAAAAAAATAGTTATTATTGATGATAATAGTAACCCAGAATTTGTAAAACAAGATTTCGATTATAAAAATATTATAATTATACAATCAGAATTTCAAGGCAGAGGTGAATTATTACCTTATTATTATTTTATTAAAAACAAATATTTTGATAATGCTGTAATTATTCATGACAGCGTTTTTTTTCATTCAAGATGTAACTTTGAACTATTAAAAGATATTCAAGTTATACCATTATGGTTTTTCTATTCTGATAAAGAAAATATTTCAAATACTTTAAAAATAGCAAATATATTAAAAAATAATTATGAAATAAAAGATAAATTAAAAAACGATGACGTTATTTTAATGCCTAAAAATAGATGGTATGGTTGTTTTGGTGCTCAATGTTATATAAATCATGATTTTTTGTTAAAGATTGAATCTAAATATGGAATAACAAATATGATTAATAATATAAATTGTAGATATGATAGATGTTGTTTAGAGAGAATTATGGGATGCATTTTTTTCACAGAAAATCAAAAAATTTCTAAAAAAAAATCACTTTTTGGTAATATTATGACTACCCAAAAATGGGGTTATAATTTTGATGAATATACAAATAATTTAAAAAAAGGCACTATACCAGGTCGTGTAGTAAAAGTTTGGACTGGCAGATAAATTTAAAATCCTGGATTATCAGTAAATATTGGCGTTACATTGTTACCAGCTTTATGTATCATAGGATTAATCTGTTTCAATATAAAATGGGTTATTATTACACTAAAATAAACTAATAAAGCATCTCTTATTAAAAATTTTATAGGTTTATTTTCTTTTTCAACAATTCGCATTTCAAAAAATTTTGCAATTAAAAATATAATTGAAATTACACCAGCAATAATAAATATGTTATCCATTTAATATATTTATTAAATATTCTTATTTTTTAAAAAATACAATACAAATTTAATACAAAATCTCAATATCATCAATTAACAAATCAGGCAATAATTCAATTGGTGGTTCTTCAATATTATGAACATCTAATGCATCTAAATTAAAACTTTGTTCAGATATATTTAATTTTACATTATCTTCTTCCTCTTCTGCTTCTTCTATTTTTCTTTGTTTATTTCTAAATTCACTTATTTGTTCTAACGTATCTAGATCTTTTGGAGCTATTACAGATGCAACATTTCCATCTACTGATTTAATTAAATCAACATCATTAAAACTTAAATGACTATTTGTATTATCTTGATTATTATTTGCTACTACTAGTTGATCTTTTGTTTCATTTGGCTTCTTAATTGGTTCTGTAATAATCTCTTCGTTTATTTCTTCTATTACATCTTCTTCAATAGTTTCATCCATATATGCTTTCAAAATAGTTTCTACAGGAATACTTTCTCTTAATGTATTTAAAATACATTCTTGTATAATAATTTCTAATTCACGATGATTCTTTTGTATTTGTAAAGGAGGAATACCAATTTCAAATAAATATACATTTTTATAAACTTTACGTGCAATGTTTACGTATGTTTTATGAATAAAATCATTTAATTTAGGAATATTTACATCGATCTTTTTTTGTTTTTGACCTACTCGCATAGATGTCAAAATTTTTAATTGAATAATATGTACACATGTTACTAAATCTTCTAAATAATTACAACCAGATTTTTCACATATTCGTTTTCTCTCTGTTTCAATAATTTGAGAATTCCATTTTGGTATACGTGAAATTAAATTTTGAAATGTCATTAAATATTTTTCATTTTCATTGTTTTCTTTACATAGTTTCAAAGATTCATCTAAAATAGATTTATAACCATCAATAATTAAAGGTGTCAATATTGTTACTAATCTTGACCCCCATTCATTTTTTGATTCATGAAGCGCACTTACATTAAAATCGTCCATTATTACTAAATCATATTTTTAAAAATAATATTTTTAAACTTATTTTTGTATAATAAATATATATGTCTAAATTTCCATTAATTGGTAAAAATGTTTTAATTATTTCTGGAGATAGAAAAACAGGATATAAAGAACTATTTGTAATAGATGGCATATTATTATCATATGATATTTTGCAAAAAGAAGAAAATAAAAAAATAGTCTCTATTGTATCAGTTAAAATTAATAAAAATGGTCTTGAACAAACAATTAATGGTGCGCTTTTTATTACATTATATTCAGAAAAATTACAACAAGTTAATACAGAAAAATTAAAAAAAGAAGAAGATTTTAAACATCTTCAAGGTCAACCGAGTGATACAAGACAAAACCAATGTTATTTATCTGTAAATGATGTAAAAGAATATTTATTAACTAAAAACATGATTATTTTTATTTATGTATTAGATGAAGAATTAGATGTAAAACCATATACTATTGATGGACAATTTTTTGAATTATTAGATTTAAAGGTTGTGTTAATTCAAGCAAGAGTTCAACCTTTTTTTATTGATCAAAAAATATCTGATAAAACTAAAGCTGAAGTTAAAGTAGTAGAAAGTATATTTTCTATTTTTAATCCTATTGATTTAAAATCACAACAAACTGCAGGAGAAAAATATAAAAAATATAAAAAATATAAAAAATATACTAAAAAATCTACTAAAAAATATACTAAAAAATCTACTAAAAAATATACTAAAAAATCTACTAAAAAATATACTAAAAAATATACTAAAAAGTATTAAAAATAAAACATTTGTATTATTATATAAATGGCTGAATTAGCTGGATGTTATAAATCTTATGTAGAGCCTAGTTTGATGATTAAATATGATGGCACTAATATAATACATTACCATAAAAATTTAAGACATAATGAGATGAATATGAAAAGTGTACCTATACCTTCAGAAATATTTCAATTATTGCTAGATTATAGAGCGTTTGTACGAGCAGCGGAAGGAGAATGTGATGATGCACCTCAACCTGGCTGAAAAGATTAAAACATACTAAAAAAAATAAAAAAAGCATCAAAAGAAGAAAACGAACAAATATAATGTTACATAAAAGTAATATTCTCTAAAGATAATTCAGTATTTAAAAAAACAAAATTAAGTATAAATAAAATAAGTAATTTTTCATTTCTAAAATCTTTTCTTACACGATTAAAACATAATAATAATTCATATCTTCTTTCAATAGTTATTAAATTATCCAAAATTTTTGAATTTTCTATTATATGTATAATATCCAAAGCACTATAAGATTTTTCATACAATTTTGTACACAATTTCATTAAATCATTTAAATATATTTTTTTATTTATACATTTATTTAATTCTTTTTTAAGCCATTCAAAACGTTGTATTTTTATATCTTTCATATTAAATATTTTATTTAAGTTATATTGATATAGATTAACAATATTATCATTTATAACTGGTTCTGGTACATAGATTTCACAAAATCTAGATAAAATTGGTTTCATTAAATTATATTTATCTTCTGCAACAATAAAAAAACGTGTATTATGACTAAACAATTCGATACATCTTCTTAATGCAGATTGAGCATCCATAGTTAATTTGTCTGCATTTAATAAAACAATACTTTTAAAAATATTTCCGCAATTTGAGTAAATATGCGTTTTTGCAAAAAATTTTAATTCGTCTCTTATAAATTTAATACCTTTACCATGTGAACAATTAACATACATTACAAAAGATTTAATAATATCACGATTATTATCATATATTTTGTAAATAAATTCATTAATAATTGTTCTTTTTCCTGTTCCTGATGGCCCGTGAAATAATATATTTGGTATTTTGTGAGATTCATAAAAATAATTTAATTTTTTTTTTATATTTTCATGAATAGATAATGACATTTAATTAACTATATTAAAATACAAAGTGTTTTTATATTTTAATATAACGTATTTAATTTAATTATTATATACTTATACCGCGCTACTTAAAGATTGAGTATATGGATTTTTTCTGAATGCATTAAGTATATCAGGTTGAATGCGATCGCAACCAGCACATTCATTATAATATTGTGAAGATCTTATAGCACCATAAGTTTGTGTAGAAGGAGGTAAACTTGTTAAATTTGAATAAGCAGGATTTACTCTTCCATCATATCGATCACTATCACTTTTAATTGTAGTTAAATTCATTTCTTGATTGAATAATTGCATTCCTCCTTGATTTGCTCTATTTCCAATCGTTTGTGATTTTATATCATTATTATGTTGTTTATAAGCAGCTTCATAATTCATATCACCATATCCTGTTGCATATCCTCCTGCAGCTGTGAAATATTCACAACTAGAAGTATCACGTTGTGTGTTATCTGGACTGGTATAGTTATTTACATACATACTTTCTTTTTGATTATTTATATTAAAACTAGGTGCATATAAAGTAGTCTCTTTGTTTGTTGTAGTAGGAGCATCTAAAGGATTGTATACATAACTTTGAGAAACTACAGAAGTTGCCTCACCATACACACGTAAATTATGAATTGTTTCGTCTTTACGTGTAGGTCTAAATGCGTCCATAATAGGTGCAATTACTGCACCAATTGCACTACTAAAACCACTTCTTAATGTTTCTGGTTGTTTAATAGTTGATCTATGATTTTCATAATTTGTATAACTCCTTAAAATTGTATCTCCATTATTTGACGGACCTTTACCCATTGCAGATGCTGGATTTACATCATTGCATGGCAATTGTGAACGTCTGCTTGGTTCAAAATTTTCTGGGGCGTGACCTGCTTTAATATCTGATGAAATTGCAGGTCCCATATATTCTGTAGCAATATCATTGCGTCTTATTACACCCATGTCTTGAATTGGTCTTAATGTTTCTCCTTTTTCAGCACCAGTTGTTGTAAACCATCTATCTTGTGTATTTATATAAAATGTATCAGGACGTTGTTTTTCAACACGACCAAGCATCTCAGTAGTAGGTGCAGTTTTAATAAATGAATATGCAGGACCTTCATGATTTATTAATTCGTATTCTAATTTAGGATTAGTATCAACTCTTAATTCGTCTATTGTTTTTGGCAACCATTTATCACGTGCTTCCATACCTGAATTAAACCCATTACTACCATTTACACCATACCCTTTATCTAAACCTGGACCAACCATTATGCTATCAAATGGTTTAGTATTATTATTTTTCATTCCTTGATTTACGCGTGATTGATAAAAATCACTTTGATTTGGCATACCATATGCCCATTGCATATTGTCTTCTGGTTTAAATAATGGAGCTTGTTCTATTTTTTTTATAGTCTGAGAACCAGAACCAATCATATTATCAAGAAGCGATTCAGTAATATTATTATCGTATGTTTTACCTTTTACTTTACCACCATAAAACGGGACCATATTATTATGTTTAAATTGTTCACTATCTAAATAATTTCCTGTTAATGAATAAACTTCTTGAGGATTATTTCCTACAGATTCATTATGTCTAACTTTATTTTGATATACATTTTGATTAAAATATTTATCAGTTGCTGCATTAGGATTTGGATATTCTTGCACATTATTAACTAACTGATTAACATTAATAACTGGATAATTTTGTGGAGGAGTATTTACATTTGGTAAATAATTATCTGTTCTAACACCTAAATTACTTCTTATACCCATATTTGTAAAATTTTCTGGTTTTTGTTGTCTTTTTGACATTATAATTTCTTTATCAAGACAATTTTCATTTTTTTGATTAGAAACTACGTACATACCACCTAATGCTATCAATGGGATTGCTATTTCCATATTATAATATATATATAAATTATAATAATTTTAAATAAAAATTTATTTTTTACTTTTTCTAGATTTTCTTGATTTTTTTTTATATTTTCTTCTTGATCTTTTTATTGTATTTCTTCTTGAATTTCTTTTTGATTTTTTATTTCCATATCCTAGACTATTGTATCCCATATACTTTTTCATTGTATCAATATTATTTTTTCCGATTTCTCCTTTAAAAACTTCTAGTACTGCAGGATTCCCTTCAACTTCTCTTCTTCTTACTTTTTGAGGATGTTCCATATATTTTTCCATAATTTCAGTATTATATCTACCAATATCTCCTTGAAAAACATCTAATACCAGATCATTTGCTGGAATATTTGAATTTTCATACTTTAATTCTGGTTGACCTGTTAAAGTTTCTCCTCTAACCATTTGTTTACACCCTTGAAGATTTAAAATGGGACAAAACCCACTAAAAATCAAAAAGGTTTGCCCTTCGCAGAGCGTGTAAATTTTGATTTTGGTAGTTCGTCTAAACTACCTGATAAATTCTTGCTTCTTGATAAATAATTTGGTCTTTCTTTATTATTTATCGCATTATAAGCAATTTTGTAAATATTTGTCGCTCCATTAACATCTCTATTCCAATAACCGCATCCG